GCTTTTTATTTTTGGAGTTATACAGGTGGCGGGGGTCGTACAGACATTACCCGCTATTACTCAAACCCTTACCCAATAATATACGGAGAAAAACGATGACAAATGAGCACCACGGATACGCACAAGTAGATCCTGAACACGGTCAAATTTTTTCTATAAGATTACCTGTTGGAGTTATTCCTGTTCCCGGAATGAACGAGGATAACACCCGGATTAATGTAATAGTAACCGACCAAAATTTACCTAATGAACAGTGCTTAGACTTTAAGTACTTTATTAATAATTATGTTTACCATCAGCCTAGTGGCACTTTCCAAAAGACAAACGGGGTGGCACCTAACGATCACGCTACATGGTCTTTTGAAGATAACGATTGGGATTGGGATTTAGAACCCGTTATGAAAGAAATCAGACACAAGCGAAATGGTTTACTTGCCCATACTGACTTTGTACTGTTACCCGATGCACCTTTTACAGAAGCGCAGGTAGCAGAAGTCTTGAATTATAGGCAATTATTACGAAACTTCCCTAATACAATAACAGGCTTTCCTGCAAATTCAAATCAAGTTGTATGGCCAACGGTGCCTGACTTTTTATAGGATAAATATATGTCAGATAAGTTTGCAAGGTCAATGACTTGGTTTTTTAAAACAATAGCAGATGTCTTTTTCGCAAAAAGATACGGACACAGAGCGGTTGTACTAGAAACAGTAGCCGCAGTTCCCGGTATGGTAGCTGGAATGTGGTCTCATTTTGAAAGCCTTAGAAACTTAGATAGAGGGCATGGAACAAAAATACATAGAATGCTTGCAGAAGCCGAAAATGAAAGAAAACATTTAATTTTCTTTTTGCATATTGCAAAGCCTTCTTTGTTAGAAAGAATAATAATCATAATTGCACAAATTATATTTACTATCTTTTATTTGTTTATGTATATATTTTTTAGAGGAACAGCCCATAGAATGGTGGGTTACTTTGAAGACGAAGCAGTGAATAGTTACACAAACTATTTAGCACAGATAGAAAACAAGCAAATAAAAAATGTCTCTGCTCCACAAATAGCAATCGATTACTATGGATTAGCGCAAGATGCTAAACTAAAAGAATTAGTAAAGTGTGTTCGGGAAGACGAACGAAAACACGCTCAAGTAAATCACAAATACGCAGATAGCATATTAAGGAAATAAATGAAAAAATCTAGTGTTAAATCATGGAAGCCAGAAGTTAATAAAAAGAAAACTTCTGAAAATAATGGTGTAAGAACCACTAAAGCGACTATGAATAAATCTAAACAAAGGTCTTTCAAGAAGTACAGAGGCCAAGGGAGATAGCGATGCCTTCAGATTGGCAACTAGAAAGAGCAGGTGTATCCGGCTATAACAAACCTAAAAGAACTCCAAAACACCCCACAAAGTCTCATGTAGTAGTAGCCAAGGAAGGTAACAAAGTTAAAACTATTCGCTTTGGCGAACAGGGAACTAAGGGTGCGGGTAAGAATCCTTCAAGCGCGAAGGAAAAAGCTCGGCGTAAATCATTTAAAGCTCGTCATGCTAAAAACATTAAGAAAGGAAAAATGTCAGCGGCATACTGGGCTAACAAAGTTAAGTGGTAATTAATGGGAAAACGAGTACGAATAGAAAGTTTTAATCCACCGCCAATATTGGCTCAAACTCACAATCAACAACATTTGATGGATGCGATACGAGACAATACTCAAGTAATATCTACGGGTTCTGCTGGAACCGGAAAAACGTTTATCACTGCTGGCTTAGCCGCAGACTGGTATATAAGAAACAATAAACGTAAAATAATTATTACTAGGCCAATGATTCCTGTTGGAGAAGACATCGGGTTTTTACCCGGAGATCTTGCCGAGAAAACAACGCCTTGGGCAATGCCAGTGCTAGATGTCATAGCACAAAGAATTGGCTCTAAGCGGTTAGAATGTGATCTTGGAAAAGGAATCGAGGTAATACCTTTGCAATTAATGCGAGGAAGAACCTTTGATGATGCATGGATACTTGCAGATGAAGCTCAAAACCTTTCTGTTGAACAAGCAAAAATGCTTGTTACTCGAATTGGAGAAAACTCCAAATTATTAATAAACGGGGATATTAAGCAACAAGACATACCTGAAAAATCAGGGTTAGCTTGGTTATCCGAAAACGTAAAAAGATACTACTTACCAATCCCAATAATAGAATTCAACATACACGATTGCCAAAGAAGCGATGCTTGCAAAATGTGGCTAGAAGTTATGGAGATGGAAGATAGTAGGAAAAAATCAGGATTTAAATGAATAGTGAAGCGTTTGTTTACCGCCTAAACAATATAACTAACGGGCGGTATTACATCGGATATCATAAAGGCACTGAAAGCGACGGGTATATTTGTTCCTCTAAAAACTATGAGTTTTGGCAGGATTTGCAAGAATGCATATTTACTCGAGACGTATTACACTACGGGACTAAAGATGAATGCAAATTGCATGAGTCGGTTTTGCTATCAGAATGCTTTCTTGATTCAAAATGCTACAATTTCTCTGATGGGAACGGTGGATTCTTACTCCGAAATACTTGGGTAGGGGTCCAAGTTCCCAGCAAGCTTTTAATTGAAGCAGAAACAATACCTATAGAATATAAAACAACTGAGTTTATATGGTATCGCAAAAAGACATATATAAAGCTCGGATACCACGGTATCAAGCGGGATGTCAAAGATGCTCAAAGCTTTATAGGTAGAATTAAACTTAATACTAGGCAAATTATACGGAAAATACTATGTCTATAACATTACACGAAGGTCAATCTAACATAATAAGAGATATGTTTGTAGACCGATCAGTGCGTTACGCCGCAGTTTGCGCTTCTCGAGGTTTTGGAAAATCTTATTTAGCGGCATGTGCGGCAGTATTAGCAGTACAAGAACTTGTTGCTTTACCTGCTGATGTTCCAAACAAAAACGTATGCCTAATATGCCCTACGTATCAACAAGCGGTGGATATCTATTATCCGCTAATAGCATATCAATTTGGTATGGAAGAATTTTGTGATAAGTCTTCACAACACTCAGGAACCTTTTGGTTTCCCAATAATGTAATTCTCAAGCTGTGGTCTTACGAAGCGTCCGAACGACTTCGAGGCTCTGGTCAATACTTTGCTGTACTTGATGAGGTTACTACTTGGCGAGGCGCAGGGGGTTCATTTAAAGACTCTTGGGAATCAGTAATACAACCTTGTATTAATACACGTTGGTCTCCAGAAAGATCGGCAGAATATGGAGCGCCTTCTCCCGGAAGAGCTTTAGTTATTTCTACTCCAAAAGGTAGAGACTACTTTTATGATATGTTTAATTTTGAAGCAGTAGATGATAACTGGAAATCATATCATTATACTTACAAAGATTCTCCATACTTAGATTCAGAAGAAATCGAAAGAACTAAACACACGATTGACTTCTTTAAATTTAAACGAGAGTACGAAGCCTCGTTTGATGATTCAGGTAACAGCGTATTTTATAACTTCAATAGAAAAGACCACGTAGATAAATCTATTCTCGATTTTCAACCGGGTGAGACGGTTTACGCTTGTATTGACTTTAACGTTGCAATAATGGCGTGCTCATTGTTTGCACTTAGAGGAAATCAAATGCAATTTATTGAGGATTTCCAAGGTCATCCTGATACCGAATCTCTAGCAAAGACACTACAAAAACGTTTTGCCCAAAAAGGTCATGACGTAAAATGCTTTCCAGACCCCAGCGGTCGAGCCAGAAAGTCTTCAGCATCCGTAGGACGTACAGACTTTTCTATTTTGCAATCACACGGTCTTGAAACTATTGCAAGAAAGAAAGCACCGGCATTAATTGACTCAGTAGCGGCAGTAAATAGGCAACTAAAGACTGCTAGCGGTCATGTCAATATGCTTTTTCATCCTAGATGCAAACACACAATTAAATCTATGGAACGAACCTCTTGGAAAGAAAACAATCCCGACTCTGCAATGATTGACAAAGGTGCAGGTGAGGAACACCATTCTGATGGCGTAAGATACGCTACCGAATATCTCTTTCCAGTTACAAGCGGTCGAAAGGTTCGATCTAAGCAATCACATAATTTTTAACAGGAGACTTAAATGGCTAATACAGCTACGTCTGCGAATCGTTCTAAGTCAGTAGGTGATCCCCATCCTAAGTATGAATCACTTAAACCACTATGGAGAACTGCGCGTGGTATTCTTAATGGTCAATCTCAAGTAAAAGAGCTTGATTCTGTTCTAGATACATACGGCTTTAAAAATATTCTTTTACCATTTTCTCCAAGCATGACCCCTGAGCAATATAATTTTTATAAGGCAGAAGCAGAACTGCCCGGGTTGACAGCGCAGTATATTAAGGTGCTTATTGGCGGTATGTTGCGAAAGCAACCTGACATTGTACTACCCGAAGATGCACCCGAAGGTGCTTTAGATTGGTTACGACATTCTTTCACTTCTACTAATAACTCTATGCTTTCTTTTTTAGATGCGGCTTTGTTTGAAGAGCTACAAACTTCAAGGGCTTGGGTAATGGTAGACTACCCCTCTGTTCCTAACATTGACATTCTTAGTTTAGAAGAACGTAAAATGCTTAAGCCGTATCCTGTACTGCTAAATGCTGAGTCTGTAATCAATTGGAGAACAGGCGCTCATCCTCGAACAGGTAAGCATTGCTTGCTATCGCTTGTAGTTCGAAGCTACGAGCAGGTATACCGCGATAACCCACTACATCCCGATTATGTGGAATGCGCGTATGTACATAAAATCAACGAGCAAGGTGTATATGTCGTTGACAAATACGAAATGCGAGAAGAGCAGTCAGCCAACGTTAATTTTATTAATGGCGTTGCCCAACAAGACTACGAAGTAGCTGGTGGAATGCATGGCTCAAAAAATGCTGACGGTAGCATGTGGAAGTTAGTAGCTACCTATGATCAGATTATGGCAAACAATAAAATGTTTGACTATATTCCCGCTATTCCTTTGAATGGTAATATCGAGGGTGAAGAGCCAATGCTCATGCCTTTGATTGATCGGGAAGTAAGCCTTTATAACAAAGTCTCTCGTCGTAACCACTTATTACTCGGTGCGGCAACTTATACCCCTGTTGTAATCTCTGACATGACTGACGATCAATTCGAAGACGTCGTATCGGCAGGTCTAGGATCTTGGATTAAGGTCCAACAAGGAGACGATGTTAAGGCACTGGAAACCCCTTCTCGTGCTCTAAGAGATATGGAGCAGGTAATCCAGAATACAGTTAACGAGATGGCTCGCCTAGGAATTAGGATGATGGCGGCTGAAACTGGAACGGGCAGAGATTCAGGAGTTGCTCTTGAAATTCGAAATGCCGGACAATCAGCCTTGCTAGCATCTGTATCAACAAAAGTTTCACAACAAATGACTAAAATTATTTGTTGGATGTTAAATTGGAATTATGGAACTGACTATTTAATCTCTGACATTAAGTTTAATCTTACTCCAGATTTAAATCCTGCTCCGATAGGCGCAGATTGGTTACGATTAGTTACTGAGTGGTACACTGGTGGTCTTATTCCCCGTTCTACTTTCCTTGATATCGCTAAAGCAAATGATATCATAGATTCAGATTATGATGATATGAAGGGGCAAGAAGAGATTAACGAAGATGATTTAATTATGGGAGGTTTAGACCCCCAGCCAATGGACGATTTAATTAAAAGCCAAGTAAATCAACCTGAAGTATTGTCAAACGAAGATGACGAGGAAAATGAAGATGACTGAAGAAGTAAAAAAGAGAGGGCGTCCCGCTAAAACAGAAGCAGTCGCCCCTGCTCTTAAAGAATTAAAAATCAAAATAGGTTTAGTTTCTAAAAACGGACTTTGGGAAGTTGTAGGTACGCGTGGTGATCTCTGGATTATTGCGCCTACTGCAAAACACACTACGGCATTTGGAAAAATGCCTCAAACAGAAGATCAGCTTAAAAAGCTATTTGAGGTTTAAAATGACAGACGAAATTAAAAAGTATACCCCTAGAAAGAGTAAAAAAGTCGAAGTTTCAGACTTACCAAAAATTGATCACACTAAAGAAGAAGTTCTTGTAAATGTTGGAGATACTACAAAGTGTGGACACAAAGTTTCTGCTATTGTAGATACCAACAGAGTACTAATTAGCAACAAAGAAGGCGCTAAGGTAGTCAACAAGGGCGATATTGAAATCGTATAAATAAGGAGAGTTCTATGGGTGTGAATCAAGATCTATATGATCGAACCGTAGACCATTCAGTTTCATCTAGGCAATATGAAGAAAGTGTTCAAATTGATGCAAAAAGAGCAATAAGAAGGCATCGTAAAAAATTGAACACCTTAGCTTCTGATGGGGTAGATGATCTATCTAGCACTGGTAGAACTCGCTTAATTACAAAAATCAAGTCAGAAATAAGAAGATTTACTACTGAACTAAATTCTATTATCGGAACAAAATTATCTGATTTTAGTTTGGTAGAAATTGATTTTGGTGCCAACAATCTAGAAAAATCTTTGGGTTTTTACGCAAGAGTAAGACGTCCAAGGGCCACAAAGGTTCTAGAGGAAATTGTAGGTGCCAACATCCGAGGAGAGGGAAACCTAAGCAGGCGTATCCAAGCTTTAGGTGCAGGTGAGTTAACTCGTGTACAATCAAAAATAACTAACGGTGTTAACTCCGGACTTAATTCAAATCAAATAAAAAGAGATATAGTCCGTTCAACGCGTCTCACAGAGGCGCAAGCCAGCGCTTTAGTAAGAACTGCATTTACCAGAGCACAAACTACCGCACAACTTTCTACATTAAAGGAAAATAAAGCAGTTGTGAAAGGTGTTCGGTTTACTGCGGTTTTGGATAGTCGCACTAGTGCAATCTGCGCTCATCACGACGGCAAGGTTTACGACCTAGACGATAATAGATATACTCCACCTTTGCATTGGAGATGTCGTTCGACTTTGGTCCCTGTCGCGTATTCCTACGATGAGTTATTAGCCAGTACCTCTCCGGATGTAAAACAAACTAATTTACAAAGCGCTTCTGTAAGACAAATTATGGCAATAAGTGATGCAGTAGCGGTTCGTGAGTCTTATGGACAATGGCTTGCTCGGCAACCTCGAGAAGTTAAGGTTCGACATTTTCAAGGAGATACGCAGAAAGTCGATCTCTTTGATTCCGGTCAACTCCCGATAGATCGTTTTGTTACAGCAAGTGGAAAACCGCTCTCACTAACAGCATTGAGGAGAATAGATAATCGAAATACGATTGTTACTCCAGTCAAACAAAAAGTCCTAAGTTCAAATGCAATAAATAACTTGCAAATAAATGCGGCGAGACCTTCTACTCTTATTAGAAATAAAACAGTAGAAACTGAATTAAGAAATTTTTACAGGGCAGAAGCATCAAATCTGAACTCTATTTTGGCACTAACCGATTTTCGCGGTACTTCTATAAAGGGTAAAAAATCATCTCGTAGAAGAGCTAATAACCAGTTTGATGAGAGAAACACGGGAGTAGACCCTCTTACCGGAGAGGTTAAATCAAATTTAATTTATGAACCTAACTTCGAACTTTATCAAAGCAGGTTGGATAAAGTAACTGCGTCTAAATTATTAAATAAAGAACAAAAAGATTGGATAACTGGTTTTGTCGACTCTCTTGAAAATGATGGATTATCTGTTAACCAACAATCTTCTGTTTTAGAAAATTTAAGGCTAATATTTGAGCGGTATGCTAGAGATAAACAACCTTGGGACAATTTTAGTGCAGTAGTTAGAGCCGAAATGGTAAACTCCGTTGTAAACGTTTCTAGATTATTAGACCGTGCATCTCGCAGTAAGTCACAACTATTCAGATTTGGATCCGAAGGTGAAAAAGATGCTCAAGTTCAAATTATGGGAATTTGGACAAATTTTGATGACATCATTAATCGAACCTTGTCTAATCAAAGATTTGTTGACAACTGGGCAGTTGATAATGGGCTAAGTTCAGCTAGACAACTATATTATGGCGGAAGAGCTCCTTTACGAACATATTTTCCCCAGCCTCCTAGGTTTACAGGTGCTTTAAATACTGTTAAAAAGAATATTATTCTTCAAGTAGAGTCTCTTCCTTTCGGTAAAGCATTTTTAAGGAAATGGCAAGGTAAACCAACTGACGGCGCAATTACTACTTTTTTACGGTCTGGTAAAGAAAGAGCTAGGCGTTTTTTAGATTTAGAATGGGCTTTAGCCAGAAAAAAGGATGATTGGATTCAAAGATCTGCTACACCCGATTTCGCTAAAACCGATATTAGGTTATTATCCGAAATAATTGCAGATGTAGCAACAGGCGCTTCTACTGACTATGATTTGTTATCAATAAATATTGGTAAAAAATTGTATGAGGCTAAGAAAAATGATGCGGATGTTTTGTTTGGAGCGCCTACCCTTGAAACTTATCATAAAATGGGCTCTAATATTTTACAAGGTTTAAAAGATCAAGGTAAAATAAAAATCGGGCTGAGAGGTACAACACGTAGAGGGGTTATAGACCTCGAATCAGGAAGGGCCGGACAAGGGACATTCCAAGACACTATCTCTCGTGAGGTTCAAATAGTTGATCCTGCAATGCTTAGACTTCAAAGAGCGCAACAAGAGCTTACATACTCTAGAAGAATTGGGTTTACTAGTAATAGAGAGCGTCTTTATGCTAGGGCAGGTGAAAAGAAATTCTATGATTCTAGAGGTAGAAAAACAAGCGTTTCAGTAGTAACTAAAAAAGCTTCTGGAAATTACGATCAAGACTTAATTGATAAAGATTTTGCAAATATGATTAACCATGCATCTGATTTTGAATTTGAAGTCGATCAAGATTTTGCAGATTTCTTTTTAGGTCTTGCTCATTTTAGAGACCCTAGAGGACAAGTTGCTAAATTTGACGAGCTAAATGGATTTAGAAAAATAATAATACAGCGAGGGGAACAAGGTCTCGGTTTAATTCAATCTCTAAAATATTATTTTGAAAACAAAAAAAGTTTTAGAAATAATGTTCAGATAGACGGTAGAGGACGCCTTTACACAAATGGATATTTGCATCCTGCAGGTGGAGAATTTGTTAGACCCTTCTTAAACTCAAAAGCTAAAAAAGCTATTAGTCCTGAAGTAGTAGAAGAGCTTAGATTTCAGCTAGGTACTATGGTAGGAGACGCCCAACTCGTTCTAACTAATCGAGGTAGATTACAAAGCTTTTTTGATAAAGAAAAAGAGTTTTTAGAGCTAGGCAAAATAATAACTTCTCAAACTCAAAAAGACAGAAGAAAAAGAGAATTTCTTCAACACCCCTTAGTTCAATCAATAGAACCAGAAGAATTACCTAAGCTAGCAAGGTTAGCCTTAGAGTATTACAGAATACACCAACATGTTGATGGTAATTTTGACGATTTAGCAAAACTAAGTACATACAGAACACAATTGACAAACGAAAACGATGCTTCGTCTTCTGGTGCACAACTAATTGCGCTATCTACTAGAGATAGACAGTTGTCCGAAGCTTCTAATGTTGTACCTACAAATCGTAAAAACAGATTGTACGATTTAGTTGCAGAACAAACACTATCAGACCCTGAGTTTCAAAGAATAAATCCATTAGGTAATGATATTAATTTTAAAGACTTGTCTAAAGCCGCAAAAGGCCAATCTATGGTCGCCTTTTATGGAGCCGGACAAGCTACGCAAGCAGGTGCAATTGAACTAAAATTAGCTACTGCTCTTGGTAAAAAAGGGTATGTGGTTGTAACTCGAGGCGAACTTCGAGATTTTAATAAAGACATTGATAGATCAATTAAACAAGCGGAAGCTTCAAAGCTGTTGTCTGTGGCATCATCTTTGAGGGAGTACAAAAAAGAGGTTAATTATGCTATCAAAAACAGTTCTCCACCCGGAGACAAAGTTTTAGCAATGGCTAAAGACGTTCATCCGGACTCGGCAGAATTTGTAGATAAGCTGACCAACATTCGAGGCAATCTTATTGGTCCTGAACAGTTTTCAATAACTGCTAAGATCATGTCAAGAAAGCTCCAAGGGATTGCTCCTATAACGGAGAAATTTGTTTCCTTTTGGAAGGATGCTGCAGAAACTTTTATCACTGATACCGAAAAGGTAGACATTCCTTGGGTAACTATGGATGGGAAAGTTTTATATCAGCGATATCGGCCTACTGTTCAGGAAAGAATAACTTTTATTGATCCTGTAACTGGTAGGAGGGTATCAAATGTTTACGAGGATTCAATTACAGATAACCGGCTTGTAGGTCGTTCATCTATAATTAACGCTCGTAGTGGTTTTGGAGTAAATGGAAATCATATGAATGATGCTTCTATTGTTAGAAGATTTCACTTGTGGGGTCGGAAAAACAAAATAGATACAGCTACAATTCACGATGGTTTCTTTACAAATATTGTTGATTCTATAAAGGCTAAGGCAGAGCTAAGAAGAGCTTATGCTAAATCAGTAGAATCCAATACGCTCCTAAACACGTTAAAAGAAATGAGAAGACAAGGACTTTCTGAACAAGAGTTTAAAAGACTAGTTAAGAAAGCCCGAGATGAAGGTCTTCTTGATCCTCCTAATGGCATAACTGCCAACGATATACTAGCCCCGATTCAGGACGATGAGGATTGGTATGGTATCGGACCCTAAACTAAACTCTTAATAGAGCTGTGCTCTAACAACCTAATAGTCTGTGACTAAGGAACTTAAAATGGAAAACGAAAATAATATTGAAGTAAATGATGAAGCAACTCAAGCGGATGTTACACCTTCTCAAGACGAGCTCTCTAAAATAGTAGAAAGCCGTGTAGCAGAAGAACTTGCTGGAATCAAGGAGAAGCTTAATAGTGCTTATTCTGCTCGTGATGAAGCTGTCAAAAAGGCAGTTGCTTACGAAGAGGAAAAGAAAGCACTACAAATTACTCGACTTGAAGAAGAAGGCAAGCACAAAGAAGCCGCTGACATTAAGCTCGCAGAGTTATCCGCTCGACTCTCAGAAAGAGATAAGCAGATTACAGAACTTACTCGAGACGGAGTTGTTCGTGATGCTTTACGAGGCTTAGACTTTCGAAACGAAACTGCGGCAGAGTTCGCATATCGGGACGTTGTATCTCAGCTAACGCAAAACGAGAACGGTCAGTGGGTACACCGCACTGGCGCTTCAATCAAAGACTTCATCGACACTTTTCGTAAAGACGAAGATAAAGAGTTTTTGTTTAGACCACAACAATCCTCTGGAGTCGGGCAACAAGCAAATCAAGCCCCTACCGGAGGTTTTGACTCTAACAAACCACTATCTGAAATGAGCGTTGAGGAATTGATGGCGGCGGCCGCTGCTGGACACCTCGGAAACGATCATAAGTGGATTTAATCACTTAATATAATTTCTGGAGAACATTTAAAATGGCAATCTCTTCAAGTGCATTCGGCACTCTTAACAAGGCTATCTCTGCCTACACTGATGAGATGTACACTCGCGCTAAAAAGCTCGTAGGTACAGAACTCGTAGGTTCAGAAGCTCAAATTAACCCTAACGGCGAAGACTTCATCGGTCAGGTTCGTTTTTACAAGCCACTCGGCAACTACGCTGTTGGCGCAACTGGCGGATCTTCAGAAGACGTAACTGGCTCTTCTAACGCAGTTGTAAACGTAGCTTCTCAGGACGAGGACTACGGAAAGACTACTAACATCAGCACAGAAGTACAGACTTACATTAAGACTGTCCGTACACACGGTGCTAATGAGTACATGGTACAGAGCGTAATCTCTGGCCAAGACGGTCTTTCTAAGATCGCTCGTGACTTCTCTGAGACTCGTGCTGAAGACGAAGATCAAGCGCTTCGTGCTTGCTTGACTGGTGTTCAGAACACAGAGCTTAAGACAGCTAACGATCTTGCCCCTACTAAGTACAGCGATGCTTGGGCTGGAAACGCGGTTGACGCAGATCCTTCTAAGGCATTCGGTTATGTTGCGGCGGCTTCTGACACTGTTGGTACTGGTTCTGATCTCGAGCCTCTCGTAGACTTGACTCAATCAGCTCCCGGTCGTCGTGTTGAGCACATTATCCGTGCAATGGGCGCATACAGCGACTACGCTCCTGATTTCGTATACATGGTTGTATCACCCGATACTTACCTCGACATCAAGGTTGCTAACCTTGTTGACGACGAGCGCGTAACTGACGGAAACATTTCTTTCGAGACTCTTCTCGGTGGT